GTAACACTAGCCCCCGCATTACGTTGGTCAATCATCATCGCACCATTGATGATGCGGTTCTTGAACCCAAACCCTGTCGCAGCGGTTGACTGAATGGAATTATCTGGAAATGTGACGTTATCACCACCATATTTCATAGACATTATTGGATCTCCTTAAGTTGCTCTTCAGTTGGCTGAGGGAGCATTGGGTGATCCCAAGCAGCGATGTAATCACCACGACCATCAGAGTCGTTTTGGAGACGAATGACTGTTATGAAGTCGGCATCAGTGAGTTCAGGGTAAATTGTTTTGATTTTGTCGTAGAGTGTCATTATGCTGCCCTTACAAGTACTGCTTGGAAAAACGTCCCAGACTGCGTTCCTGTTACTGTTGGCGCAGTGTTTCCCCACGCATATCCTTCAAGGTAATCTGTAGTACCGTTCATATAGATCAAAGCAGTAATACCTGACGAGTTAGTACCGTTGACCGTCAGAATTTGATTATTTCTTTTCCAAGAAGTGCCGTTTTTGTAGATTCCAACTTGCGCCGAGTTAATGTTCGTACTCGAAGAAAAATCAACACCCAACGAAACTTGATAGTATCCAGCCACTGCTGGTGTAAATCGAAAGTTGGTCGTGTTATCGTAGTTTGAATTTGTATCAAACTCTTTTGTGTCAAACTGTACCTTGGTATAAGTGGCTGCTGAGATCGATTGGTTTGTACTCCTATAAGCACTGAACGCGGGGCCGTCGACAGCCAGATTACCACTACGCAGCGGAGGATTCAGAGTAAAGTTACTTGCGGTAGACGCTGGGTCCGCAACGGTGACACTACCGCCGCCTGATGAAACAAGTTTTACTGCCATATTTAACCTACAATCCAGTTAGTACCATTATCAAAAACAGGTACTTTAACGCTCCCACCGCCTGCAACTGTAGATCCCCACACAGGAAGTAAAGCGTTGGTCACATAAGCCCTCCGACCTGCTGTACCTGCTGTCGGGAGAGTGGCTACTGTATACGCAGTCGAGTGCATCAAATTATCAGCAGTTACTGAAGGCGCTGTAATACCTGTAGTTCCGTTAATTGTTACCGTCATACTACCGTCCAAACTGATCCGCTAGCGATCGTTACTGTTACACCTGAAGCCACTGTTACAGGGCCTGCTGACAAACCATTGGTACCACTAGCAATTGTGTAATCACTAGAAATAGTCTGAGAATTCACATGAATACCATTAGTGCTCACATGATGGTTAGATTGTAACTCACCAGTAATAGGTTTGTAAAGATATTTAGCATTACTGGTGTAAATAGTTGTAGGAACACCAGATGTAGCAGCAGCAAAGAGCGGATAGACATTAGTGCTAGTACTTGTGTCGTTACTAATTGTGGCTCCAGCAGTTCCGCTAGCGGCTGCTGTGATACGACCTTGAGCATCAACTGTAATGTTAGCAGCTGTATACGAACCCGCAGTAACAGCCGTATTAGCTAGGCTGATAGTTCCTGAACCTGTAATAGGCCCGCCTGTCAAACCAGTGCCTGTAGCTACAGAAGTGACTGTACCGCCCGACGAAGGGGCTGTATTGGTTATAGTGAAGTTAGGATATGTACCAGTTACGGAGATACCTGTACCGCTTGTTAAAGCCACTGTTTGGTCAGGAGCAGTATTGGTAATTGTAAAGTTAGGGTACGTCCCTGTGGCTGAAATACCTGTGCCGTTAGTAAGTGTAACAGTACGATCTGGAGCTGTATTAGTGACAGTTACTGAGCCAGCGCCGTTGGTGACGGACATCCCAGTACCAGCAGACAAAGTAGCATTCTTCCAAACACCTGAAGTCTGATCCCGTACAATTAAATTTCCATCAGCTAAAGAAGTAAAGTTTACATCGCCCTCAAACTGACCAAGTGTTCCTCCAAAAGCAGGGCGAATAAACAAAGATCCGTTACTAGCTGATGAATAAACACAAGCACAGACCTGTACTTTAGGAGCAGGCGCTGTAGGTAACGTAGCAGTCAATCCACCAGCTACCGTAGGGTCAAGATACAATATCTGGCCCGCTGTAAAGGCTGATGTGTCCAGTTGACGTACAAGACCAAAAGAGGTCACATAGCCCCAACCATTCAAAGCGATGTCTTGAGTAGCAATACCCATTACATACGAGGCTGTAGAGGCTGTCAAACCTGTTGCAGGAGCGCCTGTAAGAGCGCCTGAAGCCCCTACAGTTCCTGTAAACATCACCACTTGACCGTTAGCGATAGCTGAAGAAGCTTTGATACGGAAATACTGTTCTTCTCCAATCTGCTGAGTAGCTGTACCGCCAGCCATCACCAAACTTAGTGTCTGATTTCCATCGGCATTATCCCAATACAAAGTTCCCGGTGTTGTGGGTGTTGTACTTGGATTTGTATCAAAGATTACATAGTCAGTAGTAGAAATACCACCAGTAATGCCAGACAGAGATGTAATATCTGAGTTATTACCTGCCGCAGCCCATGATTGGTCAATTTTCTGCCATGCAGTACCGTTAAAGATAGCCCAATCGCCTACTTGCCAATCAGTGATACCGTTTAAGTTGGTAGAGCCAGCAGTATTAACAACGTAATACCAGCCATTAGTGCCGGATCCTGAAGTAAGTGTAGGAGTATTTGTTGAAGCATTCCAAGTACCCTTATAACTTAAACCACCACCGAAGTTATTGATCTGAGTCTGAAGGTCAGCGATAGCATCCAAGACATACTGACTTGTGCCGCCACCATTACCAATGACACGGATCTTTTCAGCCATGTCAAAAGGAATTACTTCACCTACGTTGAGAACACGACCATCAGTGAGAGAAATAATGAGGCTACCGTCAAAATCAATGTGAGCATCTTGGACGCCAACACCATCTTGTCCTCGTTCACCTGCTGCTCCGTTGAGGCCGGGACGTCCTTGATCTCCTCGATCTCCTTTGTCACCTTTGTCTCCTCTCTCTCCTTTGTCACCTTTATCGCCTTTTGCCCCATCTTTACCGTCTTTGATGGTCTTAACGCGATCTTCAATAACTTTAGAAGATTCTTGAACACGTTTGAGCATATCAGCTTCGATACGCTTCAAAGCTTGGAGCACCAAGTCGACATTCTCAGCAATTTTCTGCTTCTGAACAGCTTTAGCCTCTTTAACGGAGGCTGTAACACTATCCAAAACAGCTAACTGCTGCTCTGGAGTCATGTTTTTCAATAGAACTTCTTGGGTGAGCTTCTTAATGTCCATTATTTAGCTTCTCTTGGAGTTTAGTGAGGAAATCTTCTTCCATTCCACCTAGTTTGTTCTTGCTTTCGTTCATCTGCATCTCAACAATCTTAGATTTGTTCTTGATGTCAGCTTCTTTAAGCATTAACTCCGCAATTTTAACACGTTTGTCAAACTCTTGACTAGCTAATTGGTCATTAGAAGGCAAATTTTGTGTCAAAGAAGCAGCAATCTTGGCTTCAACTTCTTTAGGCTTCAATTGAGCATCAATCATAGCGCTCATAGCTTCAGCTTTATTGCGTTCAGCTTGTGTCTGATTCACAGCAGTCTGAGCTTGAATAGCTTGTAGCTGCAAAAGCTGCTGTTGTTGCTGTACTGCTGCTTGTTGTGGATCAGGTTGAGCCATCTTATCGAGAGCTTCAATCATTTCAGCACGGTTAGACAGAGAAGAATTAGCAATTACACCCTTCAAAATCAAAGGCAATACAGGAGTATTTGGGCCTAGAGTCTGCAAAAGAGCAATGAACTGAGACTGTTCGTACTCACGAGCCATGATTCCCAAGGTAGCTGTAGGCACGAAGTTCAAGTCAGCAGAAGGGTAACGCTCAGGGTCAAACTGCATGAAGCGGAAAGCTGCCTTCTTAATAAAAGGAGACAGGAAATCCTCTTGGAAGTTAGTCAGAGTACGTTTGTTCTTCTTAATCAAAGAAGCTACAGCCATTGAGATACCACCTTGAGAGGCATCACGTGAGACTTGGCTAATCATACCATTGGTATCCATAGTACCAGTAGCTTGCAAAAGCATACGCTCAAAGTTCTGAGCAGCTGCTGGAGCGTTACCATCAGTAGAGCCAAACTTAAATGGCATCATAATCTCAGATGGATTACCGTTGGTCAAGAGGGCTTTACCGGGCTTAACTTCAAACTTAGCACCACGAGGCAGACGAGTGGCGTCCATGGCAATCATAGGGGCTGTAGTAAGTGCCAATGAGTCCAAATAAGCACGATACTGAGCGTCAATGGCCTTTTGCATATTGTATGCTTTCTCGACCACGCCACGTCCCAATAGACGGTTAGGGACTGTGTCATCCTGATAGGACATCACAGGACGATCCTTCATCATGTAAGGATTTTCTTCAGCCTTCAAGAGCATATTACCGTTAGCGATAACGACAATAGCTTCTACCATGTCACAGTACTCGTCAGCGGTAGAGTTTTCAGGAAAGAGGTCTTGAACGTCCTTCATCTCACCTGTAGAGTCGAGCATCTCACGAGGAACCAGACCGTAATAGGTCAACAGAGTGGCTTTACCGTCTTGGAACTGACGTACTTCTTGAGTAGCTTCCAAGCTCTGATCGTCCATATAAGGATTGATGTCTACCTTGCGATAGATACCAGCTTCCATTCCAGCTACGATCTTATGGATGGATACTGGCTTTTCAATCGCTACACCCATGCAGTCATCCACCGATGTGCCGTTAGGGTCGAACAAGAAGTTCTTAGGGTTGATAGGATTCAAGGTAACACTGATACGGTCTTTTTCCATGACACCGATAGCTGCTTGACCTGTAACGCCGGGGATAGGCTGAGTAGAAGGAACGTACTCTTTAACGGTCTTAACGACCAATTCGCCAATACCTGTACCGTAAATCTTAGCCATCAAGCCAATCTGGTCGATACTCTTACGGATCTTATCCTTAGCAAAGTCCTCAGACATTTGAGTCTTAAGAGCTTCAATATCAAGAGGATTGCCGTTCACATCCTTAACGTCATCAGAGATGTCAAAGAATTCACCTTGACCGAAGATAGCTTCCATGATCTCAGCATGGGACGTTTCAACAGCTTGTTGAGTGGCGGGGGAAATAATACGAGAACGTTCTGAGTCACGAGTAGAGTCAGATTCAGCCCATTGACCACGGAAGATACGCTCATACTCTTCCCATGAATCCATGTAGTTATTATCACGGAAGTCACGCCAACGTTCGATGTGGTCAACCACCCAAGAGACTAGCTCTTTATCGTTTTCCGTTGGTTCCTCGAATGGAGGAGCTTCTTTTTCGTTTTCCATATCAGCCATTAGGTGCGCACCTTATATAATTGGGGTGAATATATCACAAAAACATTACAAATGCAAGCTTTATTTTGTTAAATTTAACATATAGTCTGCAATTTTTTTAAGTTCTTCAGGAGTTGAATCGTTTTTTATACGATTGGCTCTCCAACTTATAATATGTATGTTATCTATTGTATAACCTTTATTACTATCAATACGGTCTACAGAAGGAGAAGAATCAGAGCGTTCTTTTCCGCTGCCATAACCACTATAATTTAATTCTAACCCTAAAATAGGACAAAAATCTGGCGGTTCAAACGAAGTAAGAATAGACAATCTAGCAATCTTGTCAAGTTTTTTATTTCGTAGATTACGATCAAGCCAGAAAGTTTTTAAACCTTTTTCTTTTAAGAAGCTTTTTCGATCAAATACGGGTGTACGTAGTCCAAATTTTTGAATGACTTGATACACACGTTGTTTGCTTACATCATACTTTTCTCCAATAGCATCTAATGTAATCCCAGCATCAATCAACTGCTGCAAAGTCTCTAGTTCATTTTTCCAAACTGTCATAAAATCTCCTAAAAAGAGAATTATAACACTTTAAAATAAAATGTCAATACCCTGAGATAATATCTAGTACTTCGTGCTCATCATCTTCGTAATCTTGCTGATAAGTAGTCATAGCAAGTTGATCCACATACGCAAGGGAATCAATCAAGTCATCATGAACGCCTGTAGCAGGGAACATAATGAACTGATCTTCAAACTCCTTCCAGTTTTCTTCCTTGTTCAAAGAGATCCTACCGTGCTCAAAGCGACCTTGTAGGGCCCAGACAACACGATCTGTTTTGCGTTTATTCCCATGCGTGAGGTCTTGAATATGAGCATAGACATTATTCTTCCTCATCAAGTCCTCAAGGTAATGCATCACAGCATTCTTCAAGGCTCCTCGCTCGATACCTACAGCCACAGGACGATGCTCACGGATGGCTAGAAGAATCTTAGAAGCGGTCATGCGAATATCCCAACGACCGTGTTCTATCTTCTTTACCCACCAGTCACCATTGTCTAGGATCTTACAGATGGTGATAGCTGATTCGTCTAGACGCTTCTTAGATGCACCAGCATTCTTAGCTACATCTTCAAAACCAGCCAAGTCAATAGCGATAACGTAATCGCCATAAGTAGGTTCATCTCGGTACTTTAACCATTCTTCTTTAAATAGATCGGAACCAGCCGTATCGAAGGAAGACAAGTATTCCTGCTTGAAAGCAAAGGAGCTTAGAGTCCTCTCAGCAGCCTCAATCTCTTTAGGATCAATAGTCTCATTGTCCTTGGTCGTGTAATGCCAGCTTCGCCACTCTTCGTCTGTTTCTTCCTGACCTAGGTTATAGACATCGTAGAACCAGTTACGGCCTGACGGCGTGGAGATGAATAAGGCTCTACCCTTCTTATCAGACAGGGAAGCTCGAATGATCTTCTGCCAGACATCCTCTTTAATAAAGGCACACTCGTCTAGAACGACATAAGTAAGAGAGACACCACGAAGAGAATCGGGATTATCAGCCCCTCGAACAAGGATCTTTCTTCCGTTGACAAGAGTGATCTCCAAGTTGTTTACGTGGGAAGCCTTGATGACAGGTCTACCTAGGTCTAACAAGAGATCCCACATAATAGTTCTAGCTTGTCCTAAGGTAGGCGCTATGTACATCACAGCAGAACCTTCAGGACAGTTCAGAGCCTCAATGAGCAGGGTCACCGCAGAAAGCCTTGACTTCCCACAGCGACGTCCTGCTGCAACCACTTTAAACCTGTGCTTATCCTTAAAGACAGTCTGTTGCCACTTAAGGAGCTCAAAGTTAAGACTCGTCATCGTCTGAGTCCTTTACTTCGACATCTTGGATGTCAACTTCGACATCATTGTCAATAACTTCTGTTGTAGCTTGACCAAGACCCATAATGTTAATGCTAATAGAAGCAGAACCATTGCCTTGTTTTGCTGTCTCGAATGCACTTACTGGTACCACTCTATCCACAATCAGCTTCCACGCAGCAGCTTGGTTCTTATGGTCATCATTAAGGGCTGCATCGAAGATAGCTTCTAGCACCTTAGCTGATTTAGGGGAATTAAGCATACGAGCCTTATACTCGTCAATGATAGCTTTATCACCCTTAGGCCTACCGATAATGCCTTTGTTCTTGTTTTTGACCGCTACTAGGTCTTGTTTCTTTGGTCTAGCCATCTTTGCCCTTATACGGAGATGTACACAATAATAGTAAATAGGATTACACCTACTTAGAGTACTTTAAAGTATCTATGTAAGTTAACATATATGTACAAGAATCTAAATGAAGTATTTATTATAACTTCTTATTTAACCCTTGTGTCCACTTTCTAGGAGAACACTAGGGCTAACTAAGTAACCTCATTTAGAAACATCTTGTATTAGCTAAGCAGCTTGTCTACTTAGTAACTTCATTTGAGTTCTTGGAAGAATTATCTTCATAGAATATTGTACAGTACTTTTCTCAAATGTCAAGCTTTATTTACATTTATTTTCATAGACATCCATATTAGAGTCTATCATCTAATTCTTTACTTCATAGACCTCTTGTGTCCACTTTCATAGCCCCTCTAGAGCCTCTATGACAGGCTCCTGTGCACAGATTAGGTCTCCATTACTTCTATGGTCTAACCTGTCCCTAATTAAATTAGTAACTATGTTGATTTTATTAGACTTTTTAGTCTATATTGTCTTCTTTTTACAACAAGTCCTTATTTGACTTTTTTGTGTACTTAGGAGGCTCCCGTCAAAGTAAAACACTAACGATACCCCTCCCCCCTATCAAGTTACATCAAAGGTACTAAGTCAGGTTCTAGTCAGGTAGCTAATGACTCAGTAGTCAGTAAAGGACTAGTGTGTATGGCTATGTAGCACCTAATAAGCTACACTATCAAGACACTATCAGGGGTAAATCTAAGCAACTATTGTGCCACTTAGATGCACAATTTAGGTGCAATAATGCACCATCAAAGGGAATTATGCACTATTAATGGGCGTTGTAATGGTACAACACTGAACAGATTAGTATTAACTTAAGAGGTTACAAATATATAATGTATACTCAAGTATTACAAATACTAAGCTGGCACGCTACGTGCTAAGTAAACTGCATCCAAGGCACGGAGCTGCGGAGTAACTCACCAAGTATCGGAGCACTCACATGTTAATCACTAACACCAAGACAAACACTACATTCAGTGGCTACACTGTCGCAGACCGTAATGGTTATGCAGCAGTAGTTACACGCAGGGAAGGTAATAAAGAATCCCTAGTTATCCGTAACGTATTCTCTACACGCTCTAAGGCTTACTACAACGCACGCAAAGAAGCTTGCGCAGCTGCTATGTCTCACGCAGCAGTATATGGCATGTAATCAGCCACAATCAATCTAAGGGAAACTATCATGAACAACTCTATCAGTCAAACTGTACTATACTGGCTCTATGCTATCGCTATTGTGGTAGTGTGGCTTACTCTGTAATCAATCAACCTCTTAAGGATCAAGACCATGATTTACCAAACCATTGACACCGCTTCACAATTCCGTGACCAGTTCCACCGCTGCGGTCGTGGTGACCAGTTCAGTTATGAGGCTCTAGGCTTAATCTTCGACTATCTCAACGACTGTGGCTCTGATGTGGAGTTAGACGTTATCGGTATCTGCTGTGAATACTCAGAAGGGCATTATAGTGAAATTGCTGATTTATACGGGATTGAGTTAAGCCCTGAAGACACAGAGCAAGAGCATATTCAGCAGGTTAAAGACTTTATTGAATCAGCCTCGATTCTTATTGGTCAAACATCAGATCAATGCAACCTCGTTTATGTTCAATTTTAAGAGGGATAAACCATGCTTAATAACAATGACTTTGTATCTCTAGAACGCCGTCTATGGGCTGAAGGCAATCCTCTATGTGATGAACTTGTGTCTACACGTGATGAACTGCTATACCTATTGTCTCAGGCTAAAAAGGTAATAGAAAAGTACTCACCTGTAATCAATCAACTGTCTACCGATGATGACCTAGACTTTTACAGGGAATGGGATAACTTCGGGGATAGTATCGACAATTTAACCTATAACTTAGGAGAGTAATGATGCGGAGATGTCCAAAATGTAACTCACCTAATTGGGATTACGCTAACGTAGGTATACCAAAGGCTTTGGCTTGTCTTAACTGTGGTAACTTATACGGAGATAATAGAATGAATGAATCAGAATTTGAAAGTAAGTTTGAATCAGGTGACTTAGATTGTGAATTTGCCATGTTCATTAGTGAACGCTATGACGCATGGGATAAGCATAGGATGTTGTCTTACTGGGATGACCCTGATGCCTACCAAGAATTCAAGGATTCATTGGTGAAAGAGCCATCTACGGCCTTGCAAGACGCCTATTTTGAAGGTAAAAACCCTTTAGATTCATTCCCTACAATTAGAGGTGACTCTAAATGATAACGATTCTCATTTGTCTATTCTGTGTTGATCTAATCTTGGAGCATGAACTATGGTGATTTATGTAGTTAAGTACCAAACAGGGTACGATTATGATGAAATTGTCAGTTATCATCAAAACAAAGATGATGCAGAGCAACAAGCAAAACAGGTAAATAAAGACAATCCGGGCTTAGATGCCTATGTCGATGATATTGAAGTGGAGTGACTTAATGAACAATGTATGGCCTTTTCCGTCACAGTGCCCACCTGTGCCTTGGACACCCGAGCAACAGCGTAAGTACGCGGAAGAACAACTCAAGAATGTCCCTGAAAGCCCTTTATAGGATCACCAAGACCTGTAATTTCATCAACCAATACCCTGACTAGGGTGGAGACTTAAAATGCATTGTAGCTGCTGCGATCGTTTACTGACTGAGTTTGAATCTACTCGTCGTAACGCTAACACATTCCAGTTTATTGACTTGTGCAAGGTTTGTTTTGAAGATGTGAAGCCGTTTGTGCCCACCATCGACAGAAAAGACTTAATCACAGAGGCTGATCTTGATGAGATTGATGACGATCTTGACGTCATTGACGATGATGTAGAAGACTTGGCACACTTCTTGCAATACTCTAAAGATAACTCTAATGATCTTTAAAGTCTTCTATGTCATTAAAGCTACATTAAAGTAAATACCATACTTTATTGTTTATTATCTTTAAAACTACTTTAAAGTAAAAGAGGGGATACAACATGAAAGATTCTATGTCTACAAACGAAAAAGAAGTTAGAGGTTCAACTCTAAACGTAGATGATGACTTAAACGCTATGATGCACGAAAGTCACTATGTCCATACAATCAACGATTTCGTGGAATTGATTGTTGTCTATGGATACGATAAAGTCATTGGTGACTTAAGGACTGCTATGGGGAACAAAACATGGTGATCTCTTTGTTTGTATTTATCTTAACTTTGATAAAGGTGTCATTAAAATGAGTGGAAAACTAACCTTAGAATATGATTTGTCTAAACCTGAACAAGTCTATGCGTATAAATGTGCTCTCAAAGGGCTAGAAGCCTGTCAGATGCTCGAAAGTCTTAAAGGGTATACCCAAGGCTACCAAGCCTACAAAGGTGTCTCTGAGACCGTTCTAGCGGACATCATAACTGACTTGTCTAAATGGGATAACGTCAAGATATGACGTCAGGGTGGCGTAAACGAGAATATGGAAGGATTAAACCTATGAACACAACAAAAACAAAGGTACGGAGTACCGAAGAAGCATTGAAGCTGGCGTTTGATTTGGCAAATATGCACCACACGGATTATGGTTATTTTGAATTACGCTCAAAAGTTCGGCAATTTGCTAAAAAAGTCTTGACACAACCCAAAGAGCCAGAGCAGCGCAGCGTTAGCGAGCATTTGGAGCCTGTGGCGTGGCCGACCATGCCGCCAAGTAAAGGGCAGTCTCCTGTGCTGTTTGAGGATGGTTATGCAGAAGGCTGGGCAAAGTGCATGAGTATGTGCAAGGCCGCGTTTGCGAACATCACCCCACCACAGCGAACATGGGTTGGGCTGACGGATATTGAGTGGATGAATATTGTTAACAAAGACCAAGCATGGTTTGGTCAACGACCCGATGAAGTCGCTCACGAAGTTGCAAAGTTGGTTGAAGCCAAACTCAAGGAGAAGAACACATGAGTAAACCAATGAGTGATGGTGGTAAGGGTTCAGTAAGACGTAACGAGGACAATAAAGCCTACCAACGTGGATGGGATACTATTTTCGGAAAGGATAAAGCTATGATTGAAGAAGATAACATTGAAGACTTTGATGAAGAATACGATGACACTTGCACATGGTGCGGTGGATGCGGTGAAGGTGACTACGATGGGGCTGCTTGTCGTAGGTGTCACGGCACAGGTGTAGAGCCTTGTGAGGGAGTTGATGATGACTACATCTGACAAAGAATTGTTAGAGCTAGCTGCTAAAGCGACTGGACTTAATTTGGATTGGGATTCATACACAGCAATGAACTTGCACAGACCAATGGCGTCTTTTAAAGAAGCGAATTGGTTTGCTTGGAACCCACTAACAGACGATGGCGATGCGTTGCGGCTGGCTGTGAAGTTGAAACTTTTGGTAAATGTGACAGACTTTTTCACGGCGGCAACAAACGGGCACGAAGGTTTGGATGAGATGCTTCACGGTAACGACCCATACGCAGCAACCCGCCGAGCAATCGTAAGAGCAGCAGCAGAAATAGGAGAATCAATGTGATTTATAAATCAGTACACATCAAAGAATGCTGGCCTTTTGAGTATGTAGCACCTGAACGTCTTACAGTTAAACGTAGGGTTCATACTCGTGAGGCTATGGATAGACAGAATGAGCTTAAACGTGCTGCATACCATCGTAAAAAGGCTTCTATGATTAAGACCAATGATGGTAGGAAGCTCTTAGGATTACGTGTGTTTGAGATGAACGATGATATTTGTGAAAGGCTTAACAATGAATCTAAAAGTTGCTTCTAAATTCATCAAGCACACATCGTGTGACCATTGTGGTAGCTCAGACGCCAACAGTCTCTATGATGATGGACATTCGTATTGTCATAGTTGCAATACATACACACGCAGTGCCGATGAACATGAACCTGTTGTACAAAAACAACATACAAAGGTATTTCAAATGAAACAACATGGAGAAGTTAAGGCTATCGTAGATCGAGGTATCTCACGGGATACTTGTGAATACTTTGGTGTTACTCAAGCAGATGGTAAACACTACTATCCTTATTTTGATGAAACAGGTGCTAAGGTAGCTGAAAAGATTCGATCTGTAGAGAACAAGACGTTTTCCATTGCAGGGAACTTCAACAAAGCTACACTCTTTGGACAAAACTTGTTTCAGAAAGAGGGTAAGTACATCACCATCGTTGAAGGTGAGTTAGACGCATTAGCTTCTTATCAGATGACAGGCAGCAAGTGGCCTACTGTGAGCATCCGTAATGGGGCTTCAGCGGCTGTTAAAGACTGCAAGGCTCAGTATGAGTACCTAGATAGCTTTGAGACTATCGTGATCTGCTTCGATGCTGATGAAGTTGGACAGAAGGCTGCTAAAGAAGTTGCTGAACTGTTCGGAAACAAGGTTAAAATCGTTAAACATTTAAAGGAGTGCAAAGATGCCTGTGATTACCTCATTAACGGACGAGGAGCTGAATACGTTAACCAGTGGTGGAGAGCTGAGAGTTATGTACCCGATGGGATCATCCAAGCCTCAACACTTTGGGACAGCGTATCTTCACCTGAACCAGTCGCAGAAGCCTTCTATCCCTTCAAAGGACTCAACGAGTTACTCTATGGCCTTAGGTCAGCTGAACTTATTACAGTCACGGCTGGTAGCGGTCTCGGAAAATCTCAATTTCTTAGAGAGATTCTTTTCACAATTCTCCGAACAACAAAATGGAATATTGGAGGAATGTTCCTTGAAGAATCAGTGCGGAAGACTGCAAGGTCGATCATGTCACTGCACGCAAACAAAAAACTGCATTTACCAGACACTGAAGTCACCGAACGAGAATTAAAGGAGGCCTTCGATGCTACTCTGGGCACTAATCGTGTGTTTCTCTTTGACCATTTCGGCTCCCTTGCTATTGACAACGTGCTTAATCGCATTCGATACATGGCCCGCGCTTGTGATTGTCGTGTTGTGTTTTTGGATCACATCTCTCTCGTTGTCTCTGGTATGGATGGGAATGATGAGCGTAAGTCTATTGATGTCTTGATGACAAGGCTACGTACATTGGTACAAGAGACAGGCATTACTTTGATCTGCGTCTCACATCTTAAACGACCTAACACTGACAAAGGACATGAAGATGGTTCGGCGGTATCCCTATCTCAGTTACGTGGCTCTGGTGCTATTGCTCAGTTGTCTGATGCTGTTATTACCTTGGAACGTAACTCCATGAGTGATGATCCTGTTGTGAGGAATACAACAAAGGTTGCTGTCGCGAAGAATCGTTATAACGGCGCCACTGGCCCTGCTGGAAGTCTCTTGTATGATCAGCAAACCGGAAGAATGATTGAAGTTACTATGGAGGAACTATGATTGAACGTGACTTTTTTGAACATTTAAACTGGATTTTATTTTTAATCTTTGAATTTGTCTCGGGGTTCTATCTTGGGTATTTATGGGATAAGGAGCAAGTAAAATGACAGAAGATGATGTTATTCGGATTACAAGATCGCTACGGGTATGTGAATTAACCAGTAAACCTAAACGCTCAATTCACTATTCTTTAACACTTCATCAGATGTTTGATCTTTTTAAAATTGTGGCAACTGAAGAACGTGAGCGTATGATTTATGCTGGGCCGCACGAATGGGCTAAAGAGGCTCTTCTGTTAGAACGTGAAGCTTGTGCAGAAGTATGCGATTATCTGTATTTATCAGAGAATAGTGATTTTTACTGGATCCCTGAGGGACGAAGTGCTTTAAAAAATGCAGCTAAAATAATTCGAGCGAGGAAGATCAATCATGATTGATAAACTTAATCGACCTGTTGCAAAGGTAGTTGATTGGGGTGTAGAAGGGCCTCGACTACAGGGACTAACAGATAACTGGCCTCGTGTTGGAACACTTCTTTACACTGCTCAACCAATAGCTAACTGGAAAGGTTTAACAGATGAGGAACGTAATGAGTGTTTAGTTAGCGCAGACCCTTGTGAAGCGCTTGCAGATCCTGAAGCTCGACAGTTGATGGAAGATGTTGAAGCTATGTTAAAGAGGAAAAATACATGATTCGTGAAATGGCTGAAGACCTCGAAGATAATGTACCTGTCCAAGAATCAAAAGTTATAAACCACCCTATGTTTTCCAATCCTGTGTTAATGACACGATATGGATGGGCTAAAAAAGGTAAAGAAACACATTGGTATGAAACAAAACTTCAGGAGCTTCGTAATGGTTGAAATGTTAATCGTAGGTAGCACAGGTATCGGATACGCTATTGTTGGGACGCTACAGAGCCTCAAAGGTGAGTACGCTAATGGTATGATCTGGATTGGTTACGCATTTGCACAGGTAGGCTTGTTCCTAAATCTCAAATGACATGGCAAGACTTAACTGAACAAGAAAAGAAACAAGCTTGGTATTCAACTGAACATATCATGGGTTGGTATTCCTTCCAAGAAATTGCAGAAGTTATTGAAGCCAAATTGAAAGAAAAGAATGAAAAGAATTGCACTGGACATCGAGACGAACATGGCTCACGATACGATCCATTTGTGCGTAACTCAGGACATTGACACAGGAGAAGTAAGAGTATGGAAAGCTCCAACAGGACTTTGGGACTACTTAAAGGACGCTACGTTGATCGTGGCTCACAACGGAATATCCTTTGACTTTCCGATCTTAAACAAGCTCTGGAAGACAAAGATTGGATTGAAGAAAGCGTACGACACACTCGTAGTGTCAAGGTTACTAGAGCCAACGAAGGAGAACGGACACTCTCTGGACGCATGGGGAAAAGAGCTAGGAGTTCAGAAGCTGGACTACAAAGCAACGTGGCAATGGATGATGAACAGAAGGGAAGAATATGAAGGAGAATGTTTTGATAATCCTATTGAAGATCTTCTTAACTGGTATTGCAGGCGCGACGTTTTCGTTCTTAGTCGTTTGTTTCTGCATTTGGTGGGGACAACAGTTGATAAAGGTTTCTCAGATGATTCTGTAACTCTTGAGCACCAAGTAGCAGCTATCATCAAAAAGCAAGAAACCAATGGATTCAAACTCGATGTAGTTCACGCTACTTGCCTTCTCTCTGAACTCAAGGGAAAGATGAGTGCTATCAACGACAAGATGCAAGAGACATGGCCACCTTATGAGAAGGAGCGTATCTCTGAGAAGACAGGGAAGACATTAAAGCCTGAATTGGTAGTGTTTAATCCCGCCTCTCGTCAACAGGTGGCTGATAAGCTCATCGGACTAGGTTGGAAGCCAACTAAGAAGACTGAGAAGGGTTCAGTGATCGTCGATGAATCTACGTTGCAAGGACTCAAGTGGCCTGAAGCTCAAATGATTGCTGAGTACTTCATGCTACAGAAACGTATTGCTCAGATTGAATCTTGGTTGGAAGTGGTAGCTGATGATGGGCGAGTACACGGTAGAGTTATCACCAATGGTGCTGTGACAGGCCGTATGACCCACATGAAGCCTAACATGGCTCAAGTACCTGCTGTAAAGAAGGATGACAAAGGAACTATCCTTATGGGCCAAGCTGGAGGATACGGCGTTGAGTGCCGTCAGTGCTGGACTGTTGAGGAAGGTAACGTATTGGTTGGCTGTGATGCTAGTGGACTAGAGCTACGTATGTTGGCTCATTACATGAAGGATGATAAGTATGTCAAAACGGTCTGTGAGGGAAGTTCTAAAGATGGCACGGATGTCCACACGGTTAATCAAAAAGCAGCCTCGTTACAAACACGCGACCAAGCGAAGACTTTCATCTATGCGTTCCTGTACGGTGCAGGGCCAGCGAAGATTGGCTCGATTGTCGGTGGTAATAGTGCGGCTGGACAAAAGCTCATTGATGCCTTTCTTAAAGGGACTCCCGCACTCAAGCGTCTACGTGATAAAGTATCCGTATATGCGTCCAAGGGCTATGTACCCGGGCTTGATGGTCGTAAGATTTGGGTTCGTTCTGAACATGCGGCACTCAATAGCTTGCTTCAAGGGGCAGGTGCAATCGTGATGAAGAAGGCTTTGTGTATCTTAAATGATACAATTCAGAAGAATGGATGGGATGCTAAGTTCGTAGCTAACGTCCACGATGAATTTCAGATAGAATGCAGGAAAGACATTGCTGACTTAGTGGGTAACGCCGGTAGGCAAGCAATTATTGATGCAGGGTTAGCTTATAATCTCCGTTGTCCTCTCGATGGGGAATACAAGATTGGCCGAAACTGGAGGGAAACTCATTGATAGACAAATCAGATAAGATTAAAGATCAGATAATCTTAAACATTTCAGACGAGTCGTTTATGATCCTTCATAGCGAATCGTTAGATATCTTGGATGTATACTTGGTGCTCTCAGCAGCCCTCGATTACATTGAGGATGAAGCAGAGGCTCTTTCTCGCAAAGAAGGCAGCTATTTACAATGACAGCTGGAAAGACAGCAACAACTTAACTTAACTTTCAAAGGAAATGAAAACATGGCACAAGCAGATTTGAAACCAGTAAAGATCTCTGGGGAGCTTTTTTGGTCTAAGTGGATGGCTGAGTTCAACACAGCATTCAACAGCGACAATGATCGTTATGAATGTACCATTGGTAACATCAGTGATGATGATGCAGCTAAGCTCACAAGCTTGGGTATCAAGGTGAAACACAAAGAAGCTATGGGTAACTTCATTGTTGCTAAGAGCAAGTACTTGTTTAACCCTACTGATGACAACATGAAGGAAGTAGACGTTAAGGATCTCGGTAACGGTTCTAAGTGTGTTGCAGTGTTGACCTCATATACGCACCGTATGTCAGCTAAGCATGGTAATGCTCCTACGATCAAGAAGTTGATGGTCACTGAAGTTAAGACTTACGTGCCTGAACCTAAAGACGATGACGAAGCCCTCTGAAAGGCCTAAGTTAGCCATCATCGACGCTGACATTATTACATACAGATGTGGTTTTGCCAGCGAAGATGTTAGCGAAGCTATTTGTTTGGCTCGGGTGACTACCTTGATCCATGAGATCGTGTACGATAACCTCAAATGTGACGATTACAAAGCTTACATTACAGGTCGTACCAACTTCAGGAATGAGATCGCAGTCACTGAGCCTTACAAAGGTAACCGTAAGGATGCTAAGAAGCCTCAGCATTACATAGCTATCAGGAACCATCTCCAGCGCCTAGGTGCAGAACTGGTAGAAGGTCAAGAAGCTGATGATGCAGTGGCTATCGAAGCAACTAAGACAGGTGGGTGGATTGTCTCCATTGATAAAGACCTAGATCAAGTCGCAGGTTGGCATTACAACTTCGTGAAGCATGAGGAATACTACGTTACTGAGGAACAAGGTCTTCGTAACTTATTCACTCAGGTGCTCACAGGGGATCGTATTGACAACATCATTGGCTTGAAAGGCATTGGGCCTAAGAAGGCTGAAAAGCTTTTAAAGGATTGTAAAACTGAAAGGGAATACTATGACGCTTGTCTCAAAGCTTACGATGGTAATCAACTTCGTGTCGATGAAAATCTAAATTTATTATGGCTCCGAAGAACACCAAACCAAGTGTGCCCACATCTTTCTACCTCGTTGGGTGTCAGTGGAACGTCAAGTACGTAGAAGACCTAAGTGAGTACGGTAAGTGCGCTTGTGATACTCAGACGATCTTCTTACGTTCAGGCATGAATAAGAACTTCACTGAGCAAACATTCTGTCATGAACTCGTACACGCTATCATGTTCTCTATGGGGCACACACAACACGATGAGACATTCGTAGATGCCTTTGGACAATTACTTCATCAGTATGAAAGGACTAAATTGTGATTGATACTGAAGACTTAGTCGAAATTCTTTGGGATTTTAAACGAGGCAATGCAACAGCAACAGAAGTAGTAATAAAACTTGAAGGTATGGTGTATGAAATTGTTGATAGCCGTATGAAAGAATGGTTCGATGGTAACTCGTAAGACAACAAGCTCAGTAAGGGCTAATGCTTTGCGACATGGTTGGCGTAGCGGCTTAGAAGAGAAGGTCGCTAATGCTCTCACTGAAGCAGGTGTTCCCTTCACGTATGAGAAGACCAAAGTTAAGTACATCAAGCCAGCGAGTGAACATCAATATACTCCTGACTTTGTTCTTGACAACGGTATCATCATTGAAACTAAGGGGCTATTCACAGCGGTAGATCGTCAGAAGCATATGCTTGTGAAACGACAACATCCTCACTTAGATATTCGCTTTGTCTTTTCCAATTCGAAGCAACGTCTAAGTAAAGCATCACGGACTACTTACGGCATGTGGTGCGAGAAAAACGGCTATCTTTATCACGATAAAGTAATTCCAGAGCACTGGTTGCGTGAAAGACGTAAAAGTGTAAAAACAGGAGAAAGGTTAAATGAAACCAATAATCAGTAAAGAAGATGCTAAAAAGCAAGGCTTAAAACGGTACTTCACAGATCTCTTATGTAAAAATGGACATCTAGAAGAACGTTTTGTTTCTACTCGTCAGTGTATGCAATGTGCTCGCGATAAAAGTAAAACGTATGCAAAGACAGATAAAGCTAGAAGTTCTAGACTTTCCCGAACTTACGGAGTTACTTTGAATGATATGGAAGCCACAACACACTGTGAAATCTGTGACATTGAGCTACTTCGTAAAGGAATAGCTGGAAATGCAATGTGCGTAGACCACGATCATTTTACAGGGAAAGTCCGTGGATTTTTATGTAACAACTGTAATCGAGGTTTAGGAATGTTTAAGGATAATCCGGATACAATCTCTAAAGCGATTACTTATTTAGAAAGACACAAAGATGGAGCTTATATTAACGAAGGAAAATCCTGATGGTAGTGCTGACTTTGACTTACAGCTAACGTGTGTTGAAGTACAGCAGATTGTCAGAGTTGGTTTAATTGAAGTATTGAAACGAACGATTGAGGAAGGTAAACAGTATGACCCAAGTGAGCCTAGTGTGGGTAACACCGGAAGCGGAACAGAAGATTGCGTATATGGCCCGTGTGTCAAATCCGGCAAACCAGAACAATACTGCATCTGCGACGAAGTTACTCAAGTACCTTATTGAGAACAAGCACTGGTCACCTTTTGAGATGGTGAACGTCTGTATGGAGATTGAAACTACTCGTGATATAGCTCGTCAGATCTTGCGTCACCGTAGCTTCTCCTTCCAAGAGTTCTCTCAGCGTTACGCAGTCTCTGAAGGCTTCATTCAAGACACACAGGTACGTCTACAAGACGAGAAGAATCGTCAGAATAGCTTGTACACTGATGACTTGAGTCTCCAGTACTGGTGGGAGGGTATCCAACGACGTATCGTAGATGAAGCTAAGTTCCTGTATACAGCAGCTCTAGACAAAGGCATTGCTAAGGAAGTAGCTCGTAAGCTCCTCCCTGAAGGCCTTACAATGTCTAAGATGTACATGAACGGCACTCTGCGTAGCTGGTTGCACTACATTGACATCCGTTGTGATTCTGCAACACAGTTAGAACATCGCCAAGTAGCTGAGCAATGTCGTGATATTATCTTTGCTGAGTTCCCCTCAATTAAGGAAGTACTGCATGGCTAAGCTAGTAGTTCACTATAAGCCTCCTATGTTCATTCCTGATTGGACTAAGGGGTACAAAGTGTACGTAATTGACCATCCTCGATTAGGGTGTAGAATGATTGAGACATCACCAGTTGTTAAGGACTACGGTAACGGAATCTTTGAAACTGCTTATGTCGTATATCACCCAATGGACGGAGAGTTCTATGACACTTGAAGATTACTTTAAATTGATTGTAAATAAACCAGCTGAAAAGGAACCAACGATGTTTGATGTATTGAAAGCCAAATGGACTGAATTTTGGAATTTTGGATATACTTGGATTGAGCCAGAGGAAGAGAAAAGTTACGAAGAAGGATGGGCATTCGTTATGCGTACTGATTCTTACGTCAATGAAGATGGTGAATTTATCCCGATGAAAGAGACTATCATTCAAGGCGACAATAACGGCACTTGGATGGAGTCTCTAGATCAGTTATTGGATGTATTTAGTAAGCACTACGGCTATGACATCAAAGAGCAAGTCTACTACTCTGTCTTCATGCCCATGAACATCGAAGGTAAAACAGGTTATGGACGTAGCCTTAACGATGAAGTACTTCAGCAGCTTTTGTTGGCTTACCCTGAAGTCTATGATTGGCAAGGACACAAGGAGTTCAAACTGTAATGACAAAAGAATTACTCTTTTCTGGAGTGCTGATTTTAGCTTACTCAGTACTTGTTCTTTTTGTCTTATTTAAAGGATGTTCGTAAATGAGAATTTTATGTATTCCAGACACACAATGTAAACCTGAAGCACCTCAAGAACATCTCACATGGGCAGGGAAAGCAATATGTGAGTACCGCCCTGATGTAGTTGTACACTTAGGAGATCATTGGGATTTTCCTAGTCTCTCTAGCCACGATAAAGCAGGTAGTAAATACTTTGAAGGTAAACGCTACCTAGCTGACGTAGAAGCTGGCAATAAGGGCATGGAAGTGCTCTTAAAGCCTCTCAAAGAGCTTCAGGACACCCAGAAGAAGTCCAAACATAAGCCTTATAAGCCTCGTATGGTATTCTTGAAGGGTAATCATGAGAATCGACTCACAAGGGCTGTTAACAACAATCCTATGCTCGAAGGGTTATTGACCTATGATGATCTTGACTTGAAAGATTGGGAAGTACATGAGTTCTTACATCCGGTTTTCATTGAAGGTGTTGGGTTTAGTCATTACTGGCCCGTTGGCGCTATGGGACGCCCTGCTGCTTCTCCTGCCGCTATCATTTCTAAGCTTCATATGTC